CGCATACATCCCACCATCGAGACAACTCTCAACGTAATGTGCAAGACATTCGAACTCGCTTAACGGCTCCCCAACTCAAGGTGTTCAATGAACAATTGATCATCTTTCAAGTCGACGTAATACATCGGCTTAGTGAAACGAAGAACATCATCAAGAGTCCAGCTCATTTGGAAAATGCGCTCATTTCTATGCAGTCTGCGTTCTTTGCGAAACTTCACACATCGAACAGCTCACTGATGCTGTCCATATCATCAAGTGATTGGTTGACTGCTTTAAGGTCAACCTTTTACTTGGAGATGTGCAAGTATGAAGAGAACAATAGAACATTTTTGCCTTATTTGCAAGACATGCAAGAACGAGCCCCAAAGTTAACTACTTCCATTGAGCAACTCTTGTTTATATCCCATAAGTACAAGTTTAACATTGCTTGGAAAAAGATTCCAATTCTCCTTTTATTACATTTAATACCAGGATATTCTTCAATTTACGGTAGTTGGTTTTCAATTGTCTTTATTATTTTAATGTACTGCTTATTTTTAATGCCAGATGCCATGTCAAAAATTCTTACCGGGCTTTTGTACACGCTTTTCAGTAACTGGGAACAGGACTACCCAGTTGTGTCATATTTAGCTCGAGGAATTCACTTTTCCGCACAAAAAGTGTTTGCTCCCGTCGGAGAGGTTATCCAGCATTATTGTCCCCTATTCTCCTCTGTACTCATGGGGAGGAAAGAGGTCAATAATACTGCTCCAGACAACAGCCCCACCAATGTCGATAATTCCATTGAAACTACAACCCTCCAAGTTGTTCATGAAACTGAAAATTCCAGCCAGGCTTTGGAGGAGCCTGAGAATGATCGAAAACTCAAATTAGTCTACAGTCCAATCTCATCCTTCTTACACGAAGACCCACGGATAACACTGCTGGCCAATAGAGATTTGGAAAACGAAGAAATCGATTTTATCACAGCCTTCGAACTCAATACTCACCTAAATGAAGATTTTCCCGTCACCATTCGAGAATCCAAAATAGCATCCACACCACCACTTGAAATCACAACCATAACCTCCCCTCTCCCTGAATTTACTCCTGTCAAATACACAGATACAACAAAAATTCTGCATCCTGATGACTATTTGCTTATCATCGAGCCTTCCTTAGGGAAGTACAACCTTGATGCAAATTCGTCGTATATGTCGAAAGACAATTCCCCTGTAGAATTACCTGGGTGTGTCTATGATATGACCAAGGACTTGACTACCGTGCCTGAAGATTGCACTGTCACTTCAAAGGATGGAGAGAGTTTGATTGTGAAACAGTCACAAATCCGAAGTAAGTCAAAGTTTTGGCAAATTGGCCCTGCAATCAGCACATGCTTGCCACACGTGCATGCTGACTGCCCTCGCAACCAATTGGCCGCATTGACTGGGCGTCACTTAACAACACATAAGAACGTGGAACTGGTAAATGAAGCGTGGCGCGTTGCCACTGAAGAGGCACTTGATGATATCAAAGCCTGTTTCAAGCCAGGGACCATGTTGTCGAGGGAGGATTGGCTCAACACTCAACCACAATCTAAGAGTGACATGTACCGCCGAAATCCCCTTGATCACAATAAGTTAGTTGACCCAAAATTTCATCGTCGCGCATTTTTCATTAAACGAGAGGTGCTTGTGCCATCATCCATTAATAAAGCCGTGAACCAAAAATGCCCACGTGGCATTCAAGGCCTTGAACATCCTGAAATTAATGAAAGTACAGGGCCATTTTTCCAATACATTTCTAAGGGTTTGGCAAATTCTTTCACCAATAGTGAAGGATCTTATCCTAAATTTTGCTACACCAGTGGATCAACTCCAGTAGACATTGGAAATTGGTACACAACAATGGTGGCCAAAGGCTGCTACTTCATGGAAGATGACTTTTCGGCCTATGATGCAAGTCAAGGGCCCGGTTGTCATCAAGCTGAAGAAACAGTTTACACCGCTCTATATCCAGGTTTCCCTGCTACCACCTGCTATGCTTCTTTCAAACAACAAGCCAACACCTATGGTGAATCTAATCAATACCGATACACTTGCAAAAATACAAGGAAATCGGGTGATCAGAACACATCTGTAGGAAACACAATCCTCAATTTTATAGCTCACCATCGTGCCATGAAGCGTTTGGAATTTGTGATCTGTAGTCATGACCCATCCTTCGTACTTGAATATAGTATGTTAGGTCTTGGAGATGACAACTTGATTGCCGCCAACATACCCAAACTCTTCCATCCCTTATGGCAGTCAACCGTTGAAGAAAGCATTAAGGAGCTAGGGCTACAACCTACCACTAAGATAAGCGACACACCTTCATATTGTTCAAGCTATTTTGTTCCATACCATCACAAGCCAAGCGATACTACGCGTTATGTTTTGACTCCCGATCCTTATAGATACTTGACCAAGTTTGGTTTTACCATCAGCAAGACTAATCAAGTTAAAGGAGCCAACCTTGAAAAACTCGCTCATGTTTGGCGTATGCAGGAAAACTTCAATTCACAACCAATATTGCAACATTTACCTATAGTTAAACAATTTTATAATTATTACATGTCCCGCGTTAAAACAGACAAACACAAAGACAAATTCTTTGGTGAAGATAGTGATAATTATTACAAGTTGTCCCTCACACAAAATGAGGCAAGTGAGTATGAAACAGATTTAAATACCTATAATTGGTTCATCACAAAGTATCCTAAATTCTCCATGCATGCTTTATTGCAGGCTGAGAGTGATATGGAAAGCTTTTTACGCAAATACCAAGGTAATCCATGTGTTTTAGATCATTATTCATTCCATTTTATGGCGCAAGCCTAAAATGTCCATCCGCAGGAGCTCTGTACCACAGGGAGTTCGTGTATGACAAACACGCGTATCCGAGTCATGAATATTTAAAATGCCAAAGTCCAAGAAATCCAACAACCGCAAAAGCAACAATGCTGACCAAAGACAAAAATCATCAATCATTCCCGTCATGCCACAAGGCGCCAGGGTTCCAGCCAATAAGATTGAGAAAAAGCGTAGCCAAGTGAAACTCTCCAAATGTGCACTCAAATTTGCCCTAGCAGCATCCGAGCCATTCCATCCTAAAGCTCGTGGTGTGTGTGGGGTATTTGGTTTTTCCGCCGGAGACACTTACAAGGTTTCAGCTTTGACTCGTTTCTCAGTAACTACAGGAACTGCTGGAGATGGGTTTGTAGCACTAAGTCCAGCTATTGCAAGTGACGCTCCTATAGCATTTGTCACTACCTCAGCCTACACGCTAAATGACCAAGTTTCCATTTTAACTGCAGCCAACGTTTTACAAACTGGTGTGACTACTGTTGTTAATTCCCAAATCCCATTTTCAACTACCCAATTGTTAGGAACTAATGGTTCTTATCAAAATGCCCCTGTTCAAGGGAGGTTGATTGCAATGGGGGTTAGAATCAACTACATAGGCACAACCATGAACCAGTCTGGTAATTTCACCTGCCTCGCCCCAATTTCCCATTATAATGTATCAATCACACCCAATGCTAATACTGTTATGACCTTGGCATCACTTCAAACTGATGCCCAAGCAAAGATTTCCCAAGCAGGGCGTGAATGGTGCAATCTCACCTTAACTCCAACTTACCCATATGAAATGGGTTTCTCCAGCAATGCATCAATATCATCCAACTCTGCCACTTTGTATCCATACTCTAATGGAGCTACATCTATCAATACTTACACTTACACTGCTAGCAATTCTCAGAATGTGGGATCACCAATTGGAATTATTTATATCAACGGCGCTCAAGCCGGTGCCCAATTCCAAGTTGAAGTGATTCAACACCTCGAGTACGCTGGTAATGTGGTTGGTTTTGGTTCAACTCCAGGAGAAACTGATGAACAAGGAGGCATGATGGTGTTACGCGCTGCTCAACAAATGGAGTCCAGTAAGAATTCTTCCAATAAACGAGGCTGGCCACTCATGCATGAGTTATTAGAAGTAGGATCCAATGCGATTAAAGAACATGTCATACCTGCCGCAATATCAGCAGTTGTATCCTTATTATAATTTCCTTAATTTCGTTTAGCATTTATTCAATCCGCTTAAACAGTACTGTGTAGGAGCGCAAGCTCCCAGGTCGATGTGAGTACTATCGACCGG